TTTTTGTTCCTCCGCGCTTAAAGGCGGGTAAATGTAATCATGCGCCGCGCCCAATATTTTATTTAGTGTAAATGCCGCGCTTTTTTCAGGCCTAATATAATTAAATATTCCAGCGGTTAATTGTCCAAGTATCGTCAATATACGCTGATTGCCCAACAAGCCATCCGCATACATCGTAACAATTTGGCCCATCGTGTTTTCATCAATACGCGCTATGCTTTCTGTTGTATGCCCATTAAAGACCATTGCGCTTTTTACCTGCGCCCTTAATGAGCCTATTAGTTTTTTTGGTTTTCCTTATACGATGGGCTAATTACTTCGCCAATTTTTTCTACCAAAACCAATTGAATTGAAAGCGGGAATTCTTCTTCAATGTCAGCATAAGTAATGTCTGCCATTGATGCATCTTGGTTTTCTGGAACCAGCAATTTAATGTATTCGGTAATTTTGGCTTCGGTCATTGCTTTAGTCTTTGCGGCTTCGCGCATTGACCTGCCTTCAACCACAATATCATTGTCCAGAAAAACCACGTTATCGGATTTTTCTACAGAATCTTTGAATTGCAAAAGCGGTTCGGTAATGGTTTTATAAATCTTTTCTACCGCATCCGGGTCGGGCTTCATTACTTTTTCGTAGATTGCATCGGTTTCTGCAACCTTTGGAACCCGCACTTTAAATTGATGCCCGCCCAATTCAAACGTGCGGGTAAAAATGCCGATACTGTTTTGTTGGTATTTCTCGCCTAGTGTTTGGGAAAGTTTGCTCATTTTGTCCTCTTTTATTTGCCGTATTTTGCTCTAAACTGTGTTATTCGCCTTGCCAATATATCTGCCAATTTTGATACTGTATTTTGCAAATTGTTTTCTAATGCTGGTCGCAGATATGGTTGCGCCGGGTGTCGAGCCGTTCCAAATTCTTGCGCTATTGCCCTGGCATCACTTTTAATACCCATTTTTGCAAGTTTTTTCCCCGATGCAGTAGTAACAGCGGCGATAACGGTATCTGTTTGAGTAACGTATTTGCTGCGCCTGTCCTTGCGCGTGGGTCGTCTTGCTTCAACAATCAATGAGCGCGTTAAATCTCCCGTTTCTTTGGGAGCACCAGTTTTAGCAGCTTGCAATACTGGTTTCATGGCTTCACGCACCGCAGGTATTAAAACTTTGCTGCGAGCCATCTTATCGCCAAATTCTATTTCTAATTCGCGCAACGCTTTATCTACGCTGCCGATACCTTCCAATTTGATAGATACGCCCATATTAAATAACCGGCTTTACTAGCCGGTCATAAATAGCGTCATTAAGACGTTTTGCGTATTCTGCCACTTCCTCCGGTGACATTTTGTCGGCATGATATTTTGCTATTTCATAAGCAATGTTAATACCGGCAATTTTTTGTTGGTGAAAACCAAACCAATTCTTAACACCTGAATTGGCTTGGTTCACCAAATACGCAAAAAGGTCGTTGGTATTTTGTATATTTTGTGTTTTCGTATCCATTTTTTTATTAAACGTTAGTTGACCAACCGTAGGAACTGCCGCCGACAGGGTGCAGCGTAAAAATAAACTTGCCTTCCGCATTGGTCGCCATATCCCATTGCATACCACCAACACGGGCGTTAAACGCATAGGCAACGGTGTTGGTGCCATCGTAAACGGCCACAACATAAGTGCGGATGGTCGTGCCGTTGTAGCCATCGGCGCGGATTTGCAGCAGCGCGGTATCCGCAGGATTCCATGCCGCAGTAATGGTCATGGAAGTAACCTGATTTTGGGTCGGGATTTTTGCGCCAGTGCGTTGTCCAGCAATAGAATAAGCAGCAACCGCATCATCCGCACCAAATGCGGGAATATTTTCGACAGGAACTTGCAGCCCGGTGGTCGGGGTGCCGGTGCCGCCAGCGGAAGTGCCAATAATGTTGGCGACTTGTGCAGTCCAAGTGGAAAGTTGCGCGTCAGTCAGCGGCGTTGGCGCGGCATCATCCTGCATCCACAGGGAAGCCGAAAACCCCGGCATAACTTTGTTAATAAGTGCCATATTTCTTTCCTTTCAAAAAATTACATAAATATAGGAATTTTTATATTATGTCGGTATGTATAGTATGCAATCCAAAACAATGTGATTTAAGCCCAATTCATTATCATATTGATTAAATAGCCAATCAACATCAGCTTTGGAAATATTAAAACCTGATACGCCGCCAAATTGCCCCGAATACCCATGCAAATCTTGCAGCAAAGTATTTGATAAAGTCAAAGCGTTATTGTATCTTTGCGAGAATATATTAATTTGAAATATTGGTGTATCTATGCCTTTATTGTTTTGATTTGGCCCGGTATAAACTGGTTGATGAATATTCCGCAATTGCCATGTTACAAAGGATGATTCAGTAGAAAAATTGCGGTTAAAGTTTGCATAAACCGGCGTTGGCGAAAATATATCGGCCAATTGATATTGGATAGCTTCCGCATAATCAACCGGGTTATTTTGGCTCATACCGGCACCACCGGGTCATTGCGATAGCAAATAAACGTGGCTTTTTGCCGGTCGTTGGATTCTCTAACATCAGTAATGCGCCATTCGCGGCTGCGCCAGGTTATAGAAAACAAATCCTGATTGTCCACCATGTTTTTAATATTTGGGGTGTAATTCAGGGTCACGCTAACCAAATCAGAATAAGCGCGGTAACGGTCAGAAATCCGCATGGTATTGGTTACATCGTGGACTAACCCGCGAGTTTCAAACCACGGAGTTATGGTCGTGGTGTATTCGCCAACGCTGTTTGTGCCATTGGTTACATTATTAATAGTCAAATTTTCATATCTGACTATTGCCATTACATCACCAAAGGCTTATACGGTCGCAGCAATTGTGCAACGCCAAACGGTATTGTTTTCATGCTGGCTTCGGTGCTATCTGACCTGTTGTTATACAAATGGGTCAGCAGCAGCAGTCCGGCTTGCTTGATTACCGGATATTGAGCATTAAAGTTGGCGTTTTGGGTGTAGGTAACGACAATCGGGTTATCAATGTTTTGATTAATTTCGTTTGGCAGCGCGTTAAGTATTACCCGATTGCCCGTTGGGTCATAGGAATAAGCCGTAGTCGCCAGCGTTACCGGAACCGTATTAGACGTAGTATAAACTTCTACTTTGTTAATAGTTACGCCGCTGGAACCTGGAGAAACTTCCGGCAAATCCAAAAAGCATTCCGTATTGTAAACGCCGACATTGGCGTAATACGTCCTGAATTGCGTTGGGAAAATTGCCATGCCCAAGTAATCCTCAATCGCCATGCGGGTCGCAAGTTCAAGCGATTCAAGGTAACTGTCCTGGCTTTCATCCTGAAACAGATTTAGTTGCTGCGTGATTTCGTCAAGTGTCAGCCATGCGGTAGAAATATCCCGCGCAATCTGCTCAATTTTGACGTAATTGAACGGATTGCGGTTATTAGCGTAAAACGGTGCTAGGGTCAGATTTTCAACCGGCATTGTCTATTCCTTACGCAGCGGATGCCCGGACACCGGCAAACGGGTCGCGCACAGTGCTAACCATGCGCTTTTCGGCATACATGGTTACAAAACCCGGAGCGGTTTCCTGCATCATCTGAATGCTCATTTCCTCAACGTCAGCAATGGTCATAAACCGTTCCCAACAAGCTAGGTAAATGGGAAATGACGCCGACAAATAGCTATTCGGTATAACCGGCCAGCCAAAAATGCTGCCCACAGCCCCGCCCTCGCCGGGTTCGCCGAGTTCAAGGAACAGTGGAAGGTTGGCAGTGTCCTTGAGTTGTCGCAACGTTTGAATCATGGTCGGGGTCATGTGCCAAGCGCAAGCGGGCAACGACCAGTATTGGGAAGGCAGCGCGTTCGCAATGTCCACAATTTTGTTGTAAGTGACGGTTACGCCACCAAGCGAAACCGTGGCAATCGAGTGAATGCCATTGGTAATCGCCGCACCGCTAGTGCCAAATGCGCTTGTTGCAGCGGTGGTATACATATCCAGTCCGCGCAGCCCTTCGGTAGCGCCAGTGGTCGTGGTCGTGGAACCAGCTTGGTCATCGTTAATTGCCATTGACGCAGCTTCGACCTGCGAAAATTCAAGCGCCAAATCCTCGACCAATTCAACTTCCAGCCCGTTAATA